GCCCCCAAAACCAAGGGAGGCAGATATGACGCTGCGAGAATTGCTGATTGACCGAGTGGCCCCGCTGAAGAACCTGTCGGATCGGTCAGTGAAGATGTACGAATCCACGCTGGACAGGTTCCGCGACTTCCTCGGCCACGAGCCTACGGTGGACGATCTCGATGACCTGACGGCCGCAAAGTTTCTGCGGTGGCGTGGCACCACGGTGCATAGCCAGTGCCGGGGCCTGATCTCGCCGGCCAGCCTGGCGAAAGACTCGGCCCACCTTCGGAGCCTGTGGGTCTGGCTGGCGAAGAAACGCTGGAAGCGTTCGGACGGCGAGCTGCTTGAGTTTCCAGACTACGCCAGGCCGCGAGTGCCCAAGCCCGTCCCGAAGGCGTACAAGGCCGAGGAGCTTGCCAGGCTGGTCGAGGCTGCCCGCCATAGGAAAGGTGTCATCTGCGGCAAGCCAGCGGCCTGGTACTGGACAACGAAGCTGCAGGCGATGTTCCAGACGGGCGAGCGGATCGGGGCTGTGCTCGAGCTGCGATGGGGGCAGGTGGATCTAGAGCGAAACACGCTGACGTTTCTTGCTGCCACCCGCAAAGGGCACAGGGAAACGATTACGCGGCCGATTTCCCCTGCCCTGTCCAAGATTCTTGCCACGCAGAAGGGGGCTCCTGGCGAGCGTGTGTGGCCTTGGCTGGAGGATCGTAGGTTGCTGTCGCTCTATTCGAGCTTGAAGATTCTCTGCCGATCTGCTGGCGTCGAATACCACCCATTTCATTCCGTGAGAAAGAGCACCGCGAGTTACCTGAAGCGGGCTGGAATCTCGGCCAAAAAGCAGCTCGGACATTCCAGTGAAGAGATGGCCGAAACCCACTATTACGATGAAGAGATCACTGGGCGCGAGTCCAACCTGGACTACCTGCCAGACATAGACCGGCCGCCCGCCGCTTGATGTATGTCAACCTGGCAAGCGGGGAGACGGCGCTGGGGAAAGGGAGACCCTGCGCCGCCTCAACCCGCCGCCCGGCTCATGAATCAACGCGCCGCGCCCGCTCGACGGCCAGGTCGCCCTTCGTGCGGCTCAGCTCGGCCAACAGACGCATGACGTGTGCCGCCAGCGTGCCGCTTGTGCCCGTGTACGCCCCGGAGAACTTGCGGGCGTCAAACTCCGCTTGCTGCAGGTAGGCGTCAGTCAGCGGCTCAGCCACGTTCCCTCCGCAGCATGACGAGGCAGATCATGGCCCACATGGCGGCATCCTTCAGCGCGTTCTCGTAGTCCACTGGCTGCCCGTTGGCGAATCGCTGCATACGCACTACGCAGTCCGAGAGATCGCACAGGCAGCGCCGCCAAGGCTCAACACCGCAGAGGGCCGACGCCTCGACGTTGGCGAACGCTGAATCCACATGGCCGTACTGGCCCGTCTTCTCGGTGTGCAACTCTAGCAGCTCGTCGTGCAGCCTTCGCCATTCGCCCGAGCCACGCGGCAGGCTCGCCACCGCCGCCACGCGGTCGGCTACTGTTTTGCGCAGTTCGGCGTTGGCCTCTTTGAAGGTCGTGGTCATCGTGTCCCTTTCTGGTTACGCCGTTCTCACTGTGCCGTCGTGCATCACGCGATAGTTATGCACGTCAAAGGCACCGCTCTTATGTATGGCCACCATTGCAAATCCCCAGTTCCACCTGTTGATGCGGGCGTACTCGGGCCGCAGATCGCACAGGCAGCCCGTGCTCCAGCAGCCCGTCTCCTTGTGCCACATATCGGATTCGGCATGGTTGCTCGTCCGGTGCGAGTGGCCCACCATCACCGTCGAGAGCGTCTTCATAAACGCACCACGGGCCACGTTGACCGGCGCGGCCATACCACTGGGCAGCTCGTGGCCGTGGAGCACTGGCAGCTTCCCAAGCATCACTGGCCGCTTGTCTTCGACTAGCTCGATGTTGTTCTCGGTGAACCCGAGCCAGGCCGTGAGGCTCATGCGGGGATCATCGCTGATCTCGGCGGCGTGTTGCCACAGCCAGTGCTGCCACCGCTCTTCGTGGTTGCCAGTCTTGTAGACAATCGGGATGTCGGGAAACTCCTGCCGCAGGTAGGCGAGGAAGTCACGCACCGCCTCGAGCTCGCCTTTGAAGTCCCGCTGCTTCGGGTCCTTCATATAGCGACTTATGGCATAGAAGTCTGCGATGTCGCCGTTTAGAAGCAAGGCCGACAGCTCCTGATCTTTGAGAAAGCCCACGGCTGCAGCCACCGCGATCTCGGAGTGATACGGCACATGCACGTCGGACATGATGCCGACGTTGCCAATGACGTTCATCCGGTGCGGCGTCCACGTCTCGGCCATCGACTTCGGCATGGCCAGGATCTCGCCAGACTTGCGTGCCGGGCGTGGCGCGGCGGCCTTGAAACTCTTGCGGTGCTTCGCCCCTTGCACGCCAAACTGCCGCTGCATCCGCATGCGGGCCTGGTGCAGCGTGATGGCTCCGTTGCATTCTTTGACGAGCCGGCGGGCCAGCGTCTGCGCCGGTGCGTCGGGGTGCATCTGTGCAAGCCGCCGCGCCATCTCCGTGATGGGATCACCCGCCATGCTTCTTCCTCCGTGCAGGTGACTTCGGTTTCCGCTTGGCGGCACCCCGCCGCAGGACCATGTTGCCGTCATCGTCGAGCGTGAACGGCGGCTGTTCGTCGTCTTCGATCGGGTCCGCGTCAAACTGCGGCGCGGCCTTCGGCTGCGGCTTGGCTGGCTTCTTTGGCACGGCGGGCCTCCGCTTTGCGGGCGTTGTGAATCGCCCGTCTCACGAGCATCCTGCCAGCAACGTCAAGGAACGGCAGGCCGCGTGCGTGGGCCTCTTCTCGCATGACGCTGACTACCTCTTCGATCCGCTCCGGCCGGCTGCACTCGTCGCAGCCCCAGGCGTCCATCTGGGCGGCCATAGACAGACAGGAACAGCCGGGGGAAGTAGCAATGTAGAAGGGCCAGCCGGACAGAAGTTGGCGAAGAGACTGCCCTGGCCCGCTATTTGCCAGAGTCTGGAACGCGATCTTGAGCGTGGGCTTCCTGCAATCGGCCCGGCTTGCATTCTCCCCAATCTCCTCGACGATGAAAACACAATAGCCGTCCTGCGACTGCCTGTTCGTAATTGTTTCCCCTCCGGTCAAGCCGAGGTCAGCGTCGCAAAATTCGGCGCATGGCGTGCCCGCGTTTTGTAAGTAAATGGTTCTCACGGTATGGACAGGTTTACCGTAACCGTCGGGCCGGACCACAGGCCCGGAGCGTGGGGCGTTCCAGGAACTTCAAACGTATTTTTTCCGTACGGCGTGTTGGTGCCGCGCCTAAGGGTTGCACCAGAGACGCATACGCTCTCCGCCGTTGCGCTTAGTCCGATTAACGCTAGCTGGCCGGGGCTCAAGCCCGAAATAGTGTTTACGATGTCCCTGGCAAATCGTGGCAGCCGCGAGAATATGGGAAGGCCAGCAATCGTCGGCACAAATCCAACCGACACGCTTTCTGTTTGTCGCGTGCTTACGCCAAAAAACCTCGAATGAATGTTTCCGGTCGTCGAAGCTGATCCGTACAGCGTCGGGGTAGACCCAACAAACTCTCCGACGAGCGATGGAGCCGTCTGGAAATAAACATACTGATATCCCAACTTTAACAGAGGACCGCCGCCTGACACGCGATGGTCTGCGACGGGCTCGTTGTATTCGACGTAGTTCGTGATGCCCAAAGCAGACCCGTCGGGTCGATTTATGGGTCGTGTCCCAGTATAGAAAACTGCATTCCCAACTCCGTCACGAAATGGTACATCTAGCGGCGGGAAGTTTGGGACTCGGGTTACATACCAGTCGGGGCCGGGGTCAGAAATTAGAAGATCGTATCCGTCTAAAACTGAAGCCCCAGTTTCCCTTGTTCCATACTGTTTTTTAGCAGTGTGCGTCCATTGGCCGCCGCTTGAAAGCTGTGTCCCGTTTGTGGTGGATGTATAAATCGGAACACAGATAAAAGCGTAGGCCCACAGGTACTTGCCGGCAGTATTAAAGGTTGTTTCCGTTCCGCAAAAAAAATTCAGTCCAATATGTGGGTTAATGTTCGTCGAGAAAGATGGCGTGAAAACCTGCGGATACCTAATCACATAGCCGATAGGGTCCACCCAGCCTGGCGGCGTTGGGGAAGTCGGGAAAGGAATACTACCTGGCACCAAAACGGCCGAGCCTGTAGCCTCATAAAACGCGCCTGTCGTCACTCGATTGTAAAGGTGAACGGATTCGACGCCTGTGTCTTTCGCTGCGCATCCGTAGATGTCTGCTCCGCCGTTTTCTGGAGAGCCAGAGGCAAAGCCGCTTGTCGAATATGTCACGGATATTTCGGGAATCTGCCGCCTTAGCTCATCAAGTGAGCACACGTCGGGCGTGCAACACGGAGAACAGGGAGCGCCTAGCATTGCCATATCAGCACTGTGCGGCGATGAGATACCACGCCGTCCCGTCTTTGGCAATTGCGCAATTTCTAAACGATGAAGTCGCCGTCGTGCCGGTGATGGCAGCAAAAAGATTCATTGCCGCAGCTGTATTCGGCGTGGCCGTCTGATTCTTAAACGTCACCGTCTTCTCGGCGTTGATCGACCACGCGCCGGTGAAGGTGCAGACGCGGAACGCCTTCGGATTGCCACCCACGCCACGGTTGCCAAACGTCAGCGGGCCGCAGTCACGGTCGCCGCCCTCGACAGTGCGCACCACCTTGGCGATCCGCTCAGCGGCAGGCTTCGTAAACGTGACGCGCTCTGTGCCAGCCGCCCTGCCGTCTGGTTTCTTCGCCATGCGTCACCTCAGAACGGCGGCGTGCCGAAGTACGTTGCGAAGTTGACCGCAGGGTTCACGCGGCGCTGCAGAATCGTTGGCGCACCGGAGCCGGTGAAATCGGTGTTGAAGCGGATACTGCCATCGTCGTTCAGGGCCATAACGTTAGAGGATGGAATCTGTTCTAGGTTGCTATCCGAATCGCTTGAAAACACATAGCAGCGGCGCTTCTTTGCGTTGCCTGTCCCCGCTTGACTGATGTAGTTCCAGCCTACGTTTGGCAGGTAGAGGCTGTAGCCGCTGGGCTTGTAAGAAAGCTCTACTGTCACTTGCCAATACGTGACCTGGGCACCATTCACAACCTCAGTGGTCGGCTGGCCGCTAATACCTATGCACTGCCACTGATACGCTGCCGCCCCGAGGTAGTTGTCGGCGTTAAGCGCGCCAGTGACGGCAACGGCGCTGGCGGCCGGGAACGCAGAACGGTTGCCCGCAATGCTGACCCGCAGCTCGCCCTCGATCGCCTGGGCACCTTCGATGATGTCGCCGGCCGTATTGATGAGAGGCTTTATGTCGGCGTTGCCTGTGCCGTTGTAGTACCGGAACGCAGGCACTGCCACGCCGCTCGTAGAGAACGACCACACGTCGGCTCGAGAGAGCGGGCTGGCTTGGTACTGCGCAGTGCCAACGTCTGGCGTGCCGTAGCGGTACGTGATCTCGGCATTGAAGCGGCCAGTCTCGTTGATGCTGCCTTCAAGGCAGAGCAGGTAAGCGTACTCAGGGTGGGCCGTTCCGTGGTAGATGCCCACAGAGTCAAGCATCGTCTGATGGGCGGTTGGCCCGTCGAGCGTCAATGCGTACTTGATCTCGGCCGCCGGGCTTTCGCCGAACTTGTGCGAGAACGTGCGCGGCAGGATTTCACGTGAAGATACGACGGCCATTATCCACCTAGGATTTCAACGGGTGCCGCGCCAATGTCGGCCAGGGCCTTGCGGATTTCCTCGAGCTTCGTCAGCTGGGCACGCCGCTGCTCAATGGCCGGGTCTTGGCGGCCCGTCGCCAACGCCAGCGCCTGTGATGCCCCCTCCTGCGTGCGAATGTCTGCCACACGCAGTGCATTGGTGGACGGCCTGGCGAGCTCGGCAGCAATCTCTTTTCGGATTGAAATGCCTTCGGCCGCAAGATTTCGCAAGGCGTTGCGGGCCTCGCCGCCGTCAATCAGCTTCTGGTTAAACGCCTCACGGACGGCCTTGAACTGATCTGCAATCGACGTGGCCGGCTTGAGAATGCTTTGATCGACGCCAAGGGCACGCAGCTGCCGCTCGCGGTCTTGGTCCTTGGCCTCGGCTGTGGCCGCTTTGGCGAGCCGCAGGCGCTCATTGGCGGCTGCGATGCTCTTGGCGTCTAGGCGTAGCTTTGCGGCTGCCAGCGAGTCCTCGGCCGAACGCATCTCCTGCGTGATAGCCAACAAGTCCTTGTTGAGCTGCACGCGGGATTTCTCTGCGTCGGACAAGCCAGCGTTTGCCAGGTCAGCAACGCGAGCGCGGGCCTCCTCCGCCGAACGGCGGGCTACATCTGCTGCCGACTTGGCCGCGTCAGCATCGGCTCTTCGGGCGTCGGCCTGAACGCGGAGCGTGTCAGTCAGTGCTCGAGCCGCGTAGTCAACCTGCTGGATGGCGTACTTCTGGTAGATCGCTTCCGTGTTCGCTTGGCGTGCCAACTCCGTGAGCCGGTCAAACTGCTGCAGCACTTCGATCGGCACCTGGCCGAGACCGCCCAACTCTTGGGCCAGCTGCTTCACGGCAGACTCTGCCTGGCCAAGTGACGCCTGTGCGAACTCCGACACGTTGATGTCAGGAACCTTTAGGGCATCCTTTGCACGCTGGCCGAACTCCTGCGTGCCAGTGGCGGCGGCACGCAGCTGGTCTTGATACTTCTTGACTGCATCCTGTGGGTCTTTGAGGCTGACGGCGACTTCGCCGCTGGCCTGCTTGCTGGCAATCGCCCAATCTAATGCAGCGCCAGCCAGCAAGCCCAAGCCAACCACAAGCACACCGACGCCAGTGCTGGCGAGGAGAGAGCGGATTGATGCGCCAAGTGCAACCGTGGCCGTGGCTGCAGTGGACGCTGCGCCAGAGTAGGCGAAGGCTGCGGCCGCTGCCGACGTAAAGAACCTGGCAAGGTTTGCAATGCCAGCCGATAGCACCTGCCGATTGATAAATGCGAGATACGCGCCTATGGAAGGCAGGATGTTTCCGGCCAGAGGCAGCGCCGCCGTGGCAACAAGTTGGAACGCGCCGGCAAGCGTCGAGATTGCAGACGTTACGGCAGATGCAACAGCCTTCACGTCGATGGCGGCGATGAATGTGGCGGCGTTCTCAGATGCTGCAATGAGTGCCGGGGCGAGCTCCGCGAGCACGCGGGCCGAGAACGCCTGAAGCGTCAGCTGCGTTTTCTGTAGGGAGTCATCTAGGGCCGCAATGCCTGCGGTCTGCTGGGGCTGCAGGACGATGCCGAGTCGCCTGGCTTCTGCCGTCATCTGCTGCAGGTAGGTGGCACCCTCTTGGAAGATCGGCACCAGTTCAATGCCGCTCTTCCCAAACAGGCCAACCGCAGCAGCGGCCTGCTGGGCAGGATTCGGCAGCTTGCCAATGGCAGCCACCACCGCCTCAAAAGCCTGCTCGGGCCGAAGCCGCGAAAGATCTGTGACCGACAAGCCCAGGGCCGCGAAGGATTTCACGGCGGATGCGTTGCCCGTCTGGGCCTCGCCAAGGTTCACGGTCAGCTTCTGCACAGCCTTGCCAAACGTCTCTACGGAAACGCCAGACTGATTTGCCGCGAGGGCATAGCCCTGGATCACGTCTGCTGCCAGGCCCGTACGCTTTGAAAGGTCATCAATACTGGCCACAGCACCAGCGGTACCGCCGATGAACTGCTGGAATGCGCTAGCCGCCGTGCGAACCGTGGAGATGAACGCCCGCGACAGCTCGATGGTCTTGAGCGTCGAAACGTCTTGTTGCGTCTTCTTGGCGGCGTACCCAAGCTTCTGCAACTCGACCACGCCAGCGTTGATGCCAGACGCCATCTGCGTGGCGGATGCCGACAACTGAAAGCCTAGGCCGATGGTCGCCATTACTGCTGCATCTTCTTAAGGTCTTCCGCCATTTGGCGGATCGTGTCTCTGATCTGCGTCGGGTGCTTGGGTGCCCGATCTTCGATCGGTATGAAATTCTCTGGGTCGGGCGTCTGCTTTGAGTACGGGGCGAGGACTGCGGAAACCATCATGCCGGTCTGGTGCCAAGGGTTGTCGAGCGGCCGGAACCACCTCGTGTAGGCAATCCACTGCGAGAACTCCCTGGAGTCCATTGCGTCGATCTCGGCCACGGTTTTCTTGAGGTGTGAGGCCAGGGCGAACTTGAATTGCAAGGTCGGCCTGGCGTTCATTCCCCCGCTAGCTTCTTGATCTCCTCCTCGGTCAGTGCGTTGTGCTTTAGGGCCGCATGCCACAGCCTGTGCATCACGTCGGCGCTGCGGGCCTTGATCGCCGCCACGCCTTCGGGGCCTGGGTACAGCAGGTCGCCTTTCTCGTTGCACAGCGTGCGGCTCAGCAGCTCGCTGCGGAAGTCTGGGATAGCCTTGCCATCCGCCTCGAGCAGCTTGATTTCGTAGGAGTCGCGGTCGCCCACGGACATAAGCCGCAGGCACACATCGCCGCCGAGTTCCGGCACTTTGACGGTGATGATTTTGGCGTCGGTCGCTGCGTCGATCTGTTCACGGGTCAGGGCCATGCTTCACCTATTGCAGGATTTGGAACGTGGACGTGAAGCGCGTGACGCCGTTGAGGCCAGCCGCCGCGCTCACTGACGTGCAGCATGCCGTACACGTCAAGCCCATGCCTCCGCCGGCAATGGTCAAAGTGCCGCGCGTGCCGTAGGCCGCAGTGCTCGGGGCCACCAGCGTCTCAATAGCCACGCTGCCGCCTTCGTCGGTCCACACCGCAGATCGGCCCTTGGGCATCCCGCCGCCCCACGTCCACGACAGGCCAACCACTTCGGAAGCGCCTGCACCGTTGAACGTGAAGGTTACGCCAGTGCTGTAACTCGCCACGGGAAGCCTCCCAGGCGGTTAGGCGACCTGGAACGAGGCCGAGCCCTTGTTGGCGTCGTTGACTGCCAGCGTGATGCTAGAAGACTTGCACGTGGCCGCAGCCGACAGCGTGATGCCGCCGCTGATCGTGAGCGTGCCCGAGGCCCCCTGCGTGATCGGCGTGGCAGCGGAATTGGGCAGGTAGTCAATCGTGACTTCCTTGCCCGTGTCGCCAGCCGAGCCCTTGAGCGGACGGGAAAGCGTGAGAACGGTTTGGCCAGCGGTCTGGCCCAGGTGCGACACGTCGATGCTGTCGGTAGCGTTGTTGTCCGCGATCGTGTACGTGATGTTCGTCACGGTATACGTGACACCGGCAAACACAAAAACCGAGCCGGAACCATCATGCGGCGTGGCGGGCATGCTTTATCTCCTCTAGCTTTCGATCCAGAACGTGTCGTACTGCTGGGTGATCTGATACGCGGGCGGCAGGTCAGCGCCTGCCAGCGTTACAAAGTCGTCCGACTCTTGCTCGAGCGACGTTTGCCGCACTTCCGTATTGTTCGAAGTTCCACCGTACCCATCCAGAACTGCCCGCATGGCGTCCGCCACATCGCGGGCCTGCTCGTAGGTGGCCCCGTAGATGCTGTACTCGATGCTGGTGATTGGCATGCCCATCGGAGCCCCGAGCGTCTGCTGCCTGCGGATCGCCACCCGCCGCCACGTCACGAACGGCAGGGAGGCCGAGGCCGGGGCAATGACCGGATACACGCGGGTTCCCGCAAGCCCGGCAAACGTGGCATTTGCAATCAGCGCAGAACGCAGAACGGCTTCCGGTGACTTCACGCTACTGGCCTCCTAGGTCGCCGTATTTCCGCTCATACTCTCGCGTCGCCCGTGTGAGTGCCTTCCGCATCTCCACGTCGAGGACGCTTTGCATCTGTGCCCGCGACTGATTGAAAGCCTTCCGCAGCGGATGCCGGGCTGGCGATCCTGCGACTGTGCCGGTGGCGATGAAGTCCACGGGGTAAAGGCCGCGCCCCGTAAAGTCGCCGCGAGTCTTCCACGACGAGAGAACGCCACGGCCTGCGGCGGGCTTCTTGTCTCGCTCTACGATTGTCCGAATCCTGCCGCCCAGGATGACCTTGCGCTTGCGGCTGACCTTGCTCTTGCCGGCCGTCCTGGGCCTGGTGCCAAACTCCACCAAGTGCGAGTGGTAGGCCCGATTAGGACCCTTCAAGACCGAGCCTCCTACAAAGGCAGGCGTTGCACCCTTCTGGCTGTTTGAGTTCACGGGTCGCCGGAAGCCGATCACAACCACGCTCACGGGGATCTGCTGCTTGTTGTTCGTGTACTTCCGCTCGGCCTTTGACACGCTCGCCAGAAGGTTGCCAGTGACACGGCCGAGGGCGGCCGTCTGCTGCCGCAACGCCTCTTGGCCGGGCTTGGCCGCTTTGCGAAGTGCTTGGCTTTGGTACTTCAGGCTGATCTCGCGCGGGAGTTCCTTCAGGCCCTTGATCACGTCGTCTAGCGTTGTCAGGCCGAATTGCTGCTTGGCGTACTTGCCCTTACCGATGGCAAGCCGAAGCAGCGACGGGCCGTCCGCGAAGACGCTCATGTGGTCGTCTCCTGACAGATTGCCTCGTGCTCTGAGCGGTTGCCGTGCTCGAGCAGGCTGACGATCTCGAGCGTGCGGGAACGCCAGGAGAATCGCATGCTTTGAGTAAGGCCAGGCAGATACCGCAGCCGCACCTTGTGGCTGACGGTCGTTTCCTGCTGGCCAGAGATCAACGCCTCGCGGGCGCTCACGCCTTCCACGCTTGCCCACACGGCCGAAGAGTTAGCCCACGCCAGCACCGTCTCGCCGAGGGCATTAGTCGTGCCGCTGGCGATCTGCACTGTGACACGCTCGCGGAGTTTACCGGGGTCGATCATCGGTAGGAGCCCCACTTCTGCGAGTCCAGAAGCGACTGCACGCCGAAGGGGATCTCGTTGCCACTCATGGAGTCGGCCGCCATCCGGCGCTCGTACCACATGCCCACGAGCATCAGCATGGCGTGCCGGATCGCGGCCGGCACACTCGTGCCGCTCGCCCCGTACCCGCCCCACCAGGTCACGCTGATGGCGTTGTCATCTTGCAGGTGCGGCGGCCAGGTCTGCCCATACAGCGTCTTCACGGTGCCCGGCACGCCGTCGCGGTCCACGCGGTAACTGGCCGTCGAGTAGGTGGACGTGGTGCCGTTCTCAAAGGTGAACGTCAGGGCCACCGCCGTAGTCGTGCCGGCCGTCGCCATCGGCGGGCGTGGCAGCTCGATGTCCATGGTGCCGTCTGGCGGAAACGAGTCGAACCGCATCACCCACTGCGTATGCACCAGCGTGCGGTCCAGGTACTGCTCGCACCACTCGCGGGCCGCCGTGATCAGCGAGCCGATGTAGGCATCGTCCGTGGCCGTATCCACTCGAAGGTGGGCCTTGGCCTCCGAGAGCGTCACGGGCTCAACGGCTGGGGCGGTCGCTCTGGTCAGGCTTCGGTATTGCACGGCGGCGTTTCCTCGGGGTGGCGTCGGCCGTTTCGGCGTCTCGCTCGACGGCTGCCGTCTCGATCAGTTGGCCCTGCGTGTCCTCAACAGCCACGCGCTGGGCGAGCAGCTGCGTGGCCAAGCCGCCGGAGATGTCCACCACCTGGCCCTTGCGGTAAGACCGCCACGCGCGGGTGAATGTGATTTTCGTCACTGGGGCACACTCCATGCAGTTTCGGGCTTCTTGCTCGTGTTCGTGAAATCCGTAGTCCATTGGAAAACAGGCTTGCCGAGATCCCGGCCAGGCCACGTCACGACGTACTCGCCGTGACCGAGAACCACGCGCGGCGTGACGAAGACGCGGTTGCCGCTCTCGCGCCAATTGCGCCAGTAAAAAATGTCTGGGTCGGTTCTGCCGTCAGACCACCCTCCGCTTGGGTCTGGCTTGCTCCAGAACCAGGGCTTCTTGCACCGCTTCAGGGCGGCCGTGGAGATGACGGTAAGCCCGAAGTGCGCCGTGTCTACTTCCTGCACAGGCTCGGCAAACCACGACGTAGGCAGGCTTGTGGTGCCGCCCTCTGGCGGGTTGTCTAACGTGCCCTTCAGCGTCAGCATCGGGCGGCCGTCTTCCCGCTTGGTCTGTAGCCCTGTGATGGCGTCGCACTGGAACGTCATGGCCATGGCGAAAAGATGCTCCACGTCTTCCTTCGTGAAAAACGTGTCGTAGTCGATCGTTAGCAGATACTCGGCCTTGTCTATGAATTGTTCCATGACGCGGGTATTCACTTGGTCCCAGAACGCACCAGTGCCCATCGTGGGGCGAATGCCCAGCGGCATCAGTGCCTGAGCCCATGCGAAGTGATTGGCCGTGAACGACAGCCTCGGCATCGACAGGATGGCTTCCACCCGAATGTCGGCCTCGGTGCCACCTACCTTGACGATCATGCGTGCCTCGTAAAAAGAGAGCGGGCGGCCCCCGCTTGGAAGCCGCCCGCTCAGAGTCGCACACGAGTCAAGCCGTCAGGCTCACGCACCAACCAGGCCGATGATCGGGCCGGCGACGCTCGAGCTGCCCAGGTTGGCGTGCGTGATCGCCACGCGAGCCACCGCACGGATCACGGTCTGATCGCTCAGGAAGTTCACCTGATCGCTGGACGCGATCTCGATGGCCTGCCGAATGCCGTA